TGCGTATCATGGACTCAAGCGTTTTGGCCTGACCGGCGTGCGCTTTTGAGGCACCGCGTAGCTTCTTCGCCACCTTTTTGATCTTAGCTTTTTGCCGCTTGCCAATCATGCCCTACTCCTTTTTTTAGCTGCTTTTTTGGCTGTAGGCTTTTTCTTCTTACGGATCAGGTCAGCGTCTGCCTTGCGTGCGCCGCCCTTGCCGGTAGCAAAACTGCGCACCCTGCCAGCAGCCCACTGATGCGCAGAAACCTTTGGTCTACTGCCGCTGCTGTAGTAGGCACCCAGCCCTCTCTGATAAACCTTGCTGAGTGTAGACTTAGATATGCCCGACGACTTCGAGTATTTCGCAATGGTCGCGGCTTTGCTCATCCTCGGCTCCTCTGCTTGCTAATCTTGTCCATCATGGCAGGCGTCAGTTTGCCTTGCTTGTAGAGGCGGCGCGTGCGCTTGATTTCTGCCTCACGTTTCTTGGGGTTCTTGGCACCGCGCACATACTTCTTAGGCACACCGCCCTTAGTCTTGGGAACAGACTTGAATTTGCGCTTCATTTCTTCAGCCCCTTGATGCCTCTAAGACCGAATGATGCAGCAATACTAGCATACATTGCCCATTGAAACCAATCTGGGGTGGTTTCCAACGCTGCAAACCCACGTTCTACATAGGGCTGTAGTGGCGGGATGAAGCACATAGCGATGATCACGATGAACAAAATCGTCCAGGCTTCGTCCTTCCAGCTATCCTTGCTGGCCTCGGCCATGATCTTTTCCCAGCCAGCTTCATGCGTGGCGGCGACCTTCATCACCTCTGCTTCAGCTTCTGCCTTGGCGACTTTGACCCTAGCCTGCGCTGCTTTCTCTTCTGCCTTGCCCTTTAACCAACCACCGGCAAGCTCTGTGATTGCGGGTATCAGTGCCTGTATCATTCGAAATCCACCCTTATGCAGACCATCTGCTGGTTGTCCTCGCGATGTATGTCACGATCAATCTTGACTGCCTTCTGATGGCATTGCTCAAGAGTGTCTGCATCGATCAGCGGCGCGACGTTGTATTGGAACGGCGACACGGCAGTCACCAGTATGACCACCCAGACCGTTTTCACTTTTCAGATCCTAGCCAGACAGCGAAAGCGCCGGTCATTGCGCCAGTGACCGTGGCTGTCAGGGCGGTGGCCTGTGAGGTCATCGCCTCAGGCGGCAAAGAAATGAACCATTCAATGACGCGGATATACATGAACGTCATTACAAACATCATAACGCGCGGCAGGATCTTCCACGCCAGAAAGCGTTCCATAGTCACTTCCATCATAATCTCCCTTGATGGTGCAGAATTAAAAGAACGATAGCAGCTAAAACACACGCAATAACAATAAGCATGAACGTGATGGCAGCTACCTCAAAGTGATGCTTGCGCCTTTTAATCCTATCTTGCTCTGCTTCTCGCCTAGCTATTCTGGCCTTCGCTTGAAACTTCTGCCAATCATGCCACAAGCCAGGTCTGCCCAAATAAATCATAATCTGCTTTAGTTCTTCTTCTTGCTGACGAATTTGCTCAAGCGCCATAAACTCTTGTAGATCAGAGCCCCCACCTTTTCTTTGTGCTTTTTGCTGTAGTTTTTCTTTCGCCCCGACGAACTCAGCAATAGCATTACCTGCGGCAGCAATTTCTTTTCCATTGGATACAGCTTGCTTGATAACTGCAAACGCTGCGTTGGCCGCTGCAAGTTCCGCAAGCATTAGTAGACCCTAACCTTGTCGTCTACCAATTTTGGCAAACAATAAGCAGTGATGTTGTTGCCTTGTTTGTGCAGTCTCTGGGCAAAGTACACGCAGTCATCAACGCTGCGGAAATACATATCATTGCTAGTGAGCCGCTTATCCTCACCTACACCTACATATACAAACAGTAAGAACACATGGATCATCCATTAACAATAATCCCAATAAGCAACAGGATTGTTGTGCCAGCAGTGCCAATCATAATGTGTTCAATTCGTTTAATACGCAGGATAGTTTCCTTCCAGCGTTCAGCACAGACCGCCTCATGTGTGTCTATCTGTGCCTGTACAGATGCGGCTGTTGGCTTACTCATTAGTTTTCTATGTAGAGGCCTATATTGTCGTCTTTGTCATCGCCAGTGTCTGAAGTGTTAACACCAAAGTTATAAGCAAATACAAACTTGTGTGCTGTGCTTGTTGTTAAACTTACCGTAAACCTCAAATAAATTTTAAAGCCCGCGCTTGAGCTTGTTGCCTCAGTAAAAAGAAAATTTGTTGATGCGGCTTGGGCAATAATCTCTTCGCCTGCGTTTGGCAAAGGGTTGCTAGTGCTTTGAAAATCTGTGGATATCGAATCTGCTGCACCAGTATTGCCGCTACCAGTTGCACTAGCTACGTTCCATTTGCCATTTTGCACAGATGGCGGTATAGCGCCGAAAGTAATAGACCCTGTAGGATCAGTATCATTTACATCCTCTGATGTTGTGAAAATACTTGTGTCTTCTGCGCCTCCAGCAAAGACGCAAGTATCACCTCTAAAAACTTGTATGGCCCCAACACAAACATCATTATGAAAGCTAGAAGTATTGCTTTTTAATTTACATGCAAGATAAAAGGTATGAGAAGCAGAGCTACCGCTTGTAAATGAAATATCCTTTACCGAATAGTTTTCTGTATTATCGTTAGCACTTTGATTTATATAATGTATATCTGGAATCATATACAGCGTGTTGAGGCCACTTATGGTGTGGACATGATCGCTATCGGCAGACCCAGATCGTCCATCACCGCCACCGCCACCACCGGCAGCAGCAATGACACGCCGTCTGGCACTCAATGTGCCTATGTTGCCAACGCCGCCAAGCATTATGACATCTCGGTCACAAAGACTGTGCCAGCCTCTGCGTTTTGAATGGCTGCACACTTCTGGCCGGCAGTAACTTTGAAATATTCAACCTGATTAGCAGGCATGAATGGCAAGGATGTCGTAGCTGTCGGCGATGCACCAAACGTGATGTGACAATCTTTAGTTGCCACAATTCGCACTACAGTAGTCCCAACAGCAAAGGCACTGCTGATTGCGGCACTTGATCCGCTGGTAGTGATGGTCTGTGTTGTACCAGGGGCAAGAGCTTGAATTGGGTGAAAGTTGGTTTGATCTTTTGCAAGTGATGTAGCCATTTAAAAGCTCCTTAGTCTGCGTCTGCAATGGTTAGTGTACCCGCAGCAACTTGCCGCATGATTTCTTCATAGTGGCGATTGTTGTCGTCTAATGGGACAACCATCTGTTCGCCGTCAATGGTTGCTTTGATAAACTCATGCTGGCCTTTGCCAGTGATGTCGTCGATGTACTTGGCGTTTGTAATGTTCATAACTACAACTCCGATTCGCAGTCTAACTGGTCGTGGAAAAATGTTGCGCCTGAACTAGTAGTGCGGTTTCTCGTGAATGCGCCGGCAATGTCTAATGCAGCAGCGGTTTGATGAGAAGCAATATTAGTAGCCCCTATGCTTGTTCTTGTTACAGTCGGTGCCGCTCTTTTTTCAACGGAAAATTTAACGCCAACAGCCTGATCTCTGCCACCTGCATCTGTTCCACCTTCAAAATAGGCTCGGACTGATTCAAAGTATCTCTGGCATCTAGCCAACTCATCGCCAAACGAACGATGCTCAAACGGCGTGGCAACCGTACCAACCTCAAGCTGGACGCCTGTTACAGCCCAATCATTTGCAGTGTTGTCAAAGATGTTTACGGCATGACCAAATGCAAATCCAGCATCTGCATAGTTGCCCCATGATGTACTATCTGAGCTTGTAAAGTTTGATCCAGCCGCTAAATGCCAATACACATGAATGCCAGCGCCAGTATCATCAGTAATACCGCCGCCAGCAGTATCACCAGCGAATGTAATTGTTTTAAACTCCCAAGTATCAGCAGAGCTAATTGCATAAGTAGCCGTAATCTGCCTTGCTGTACTATCTGGTTTATAAAGATTTACACCATAAGTGCCTGTTTTGTTGCTTTTAACATAAAAAGACAATGTCAGAGATTTTGCACCGGAACTTCCATTTTGAATATGCTGTAGATTTTGCGCTTCAATTACCTGTGATACATTTGCAAATTCATCTGCCGCTAATGCGGTTTCGATAGTTGTGCAATCAATGCGATATGACTTAGAAAAGCCAGTTGGCGCAAGGCTTGATTGAGCTTGCGTAATAGCGGCGTTATCAAAATTGGTCATGCTTAGAGTAAAACGATCTACGCTTTTATAACCAGTAGCAGTGCTGGTTGTGCCGCGTTGAGCAACTTTCATTGCGCCATTAATAATTAGATTGCGGTTACCGTATGGCTCTGCAAAAGAAAGTACGCCACTGCCGTTTGTAATTAACGTTTGACCACTATCACCATCACCATTTGGCAGGGTGAAGGTTGTAGTCGTAGTAACTGCTGAAGGCGCTTGGAGCTTGATAGAGTTGCTATCATCGTCGTCATCAAGCTGAAGTACGTCTGCAACTACATTAGTGCTTTTAACGTTACCAGAGCCATCAAACGATAAGTTGGTGCCGCTAAAAAATTCAGTACGAGCATTTGCGAGAGTAGAGCCACCAACTACAGGTGTCATAGCAGAGCTAATAGGAGTTACATCAGCCGTGCCTGCTGTCGCTATAAAATCTCCGCTTGAGTTGAAAGCTAAATATTTGCTTGCACGATCTACAGAGTTTGGAATTGTTGTAGATGCTGTGTCAGTTTCCGGCAAAACAACAGCACGGTCAAAAACCTCTTGTTGCTGTTGCGCAATCATGGTCAAACGATCAAGCGCATCCTCGTGACTATCGGCAGGGAAAGGGTCATTAGCCACATAATCGGTGGCTTGTGTGAGAGTTAAACTTCTCTTGATAACAACAGTTTCGCCTGATGTCGGAATATTGCCGCTAGTAAACACGACGTTGCCGCCCGACGCACTGCCAACACCTGTGACAGTATAATGAGTTGTCTTAGTTTTGGTAGTTTCAGCACCGGTTGAGTTGGTGCGAATGATGACGACCAAATCATCGTCTGCAAAGATCCTGAAGGCATAGGCAAAGGTGTCGAGAGAACCATCGCCCGAATGCGAACTTTTTGTGGTGGTGCTGCTAACCGTCATGTCTTTGCTCCAATCTGCCTAAATGTAACAGAAAACACAGTTTTGCGGAAGTCGTCAGGCACCAAGCGCAAATCTGCTTGGTGAGTAGTAAAACTCTTGATCATTTTCTTTACGCATACGACTTTCCATCCGACGCAAAAAACCTGGGTTTGTCTTCTCCATCAGGCCGTAAATAAACAGGTAATCAACTGCCGCCTTTGTATAAAACAGGTTAAGACCTGGAGTGTGGCTGGTTATGAAGCGTGTGGCGTTCTTTGTTATAGCGTCCGTATCTCCGGCCAAAACATTAGAATATATCCGCGCAATATCGTCGATAGAGCCAAACGTAGGGCCAAGCGCAGTCTGTGTCAGGCTTTGACCATACTTGTTGTACTCGCCAAACAGGAAATCTCCATAGATGCCAGCGCCGCCACCTTGCACAAACGCCTTACTCAGCAGCTTGGGATTGAGGTAGTAGTCCTCACTGAATACCTCCATAGGCTCTTTGCCCTTGAGAATCTCTTTAAGGGATACCGACAAGTAGCCCATCATCGTGGTGCCGACCATCATTTGCGCAATACCAAAGACACCGCTCCTGCTGCTGCCGCCGCGTTGCTTGCCCACATAGTAAGCGCCGGTAAGACCTTTGGAGATATAGGTAATTGGGAAACCTTTTAACTGCATAATGGCACGTAGCGCCTCACCCAGAATGGTGCCACGCTCTGTACCCAAGTTCATAATCGCACGTTCTTTAGCGCCTGGTGTCGGGATTGCGCTGTCTGCGGCGTCGGTCAGGTAGGTAGAAAGTCGCGTTGACAAGTCGTCACGGTACTTTTCTTTCATAGCCTCTGTGGCTTTTTTTAGCTTTCTCTTGCGCGTTGCGTTTGCGCGAGTCAGTGCAGCTTGCTCAATAAATTGATCAGGGATGGTTTCGACTGCTTTAGGCGTTAGGTAATTCACGCCATCAACAGACTTTTGCTCCATGTGGCGCATCAAAGCCCAATCAGTTGCGTCAAAGCCATACCGCTCAAGATTGAGGCGGGTACGCTCCGGCACCTCTTCAAAGGCTCTGGACGAGTAGTTAGCAAGATCCGCAGAGATCATGCGTGCAAGGCCGACCTTCTGCGCATTGTTCCACCACACCATGCCGTTCAATCGAAAGTAGGTCTGATGCGCCTTGGCAATCATACCTGGGCCACTGTCATTAGCGCCAAACCTAGCGTGTACGTCGCCCAGCATATTTTCAACGCCAACACTCAGCAGATACGCCAACTGGCGTTGCTCATCCTTGCCGTAACGTCCAAAAATGTCGCGGAAGGCGACGGCATAGGAGCCAAAGATGCCGCGATCTGTGCGCGTATTGATGAAGTGCGCCTTGGTTGCGATATCACCAAACGACGAAATCGTTGCCATGCCCAGCTTGGACATGTTCTGGATCATGCGCCAGCCAGCAGCAATGCCGGCAAAGTCTGCACCAAACATCACAGGCCGTCCTGCGCCTCTAGCGCGGGTAGTGCCATCAAGTTCTGCAAACTGCCGCTGTAGCGCCTTCTCACGACGATTGATCTTGTCCAGCTTAGTAGGGTCGCCCTTAGCTGCCTTCTTCATGTCGTCAACGACACGCTTGAACATAGACTCTGGATTGGTGCCGAACCGCTCCATAAGCCCGATAGCCTGTGCATCATGCGATATGCCGTTGATCACAGCCTCTGCAAAGCTCTGACGGCTATATTTCTTGGCATACTCAAACGCTGCCTTGCCTGTCTCAAAGTGCAGAACCCTGCCTTGGCTGAGTTTCTTGGCAAGGTTTGCTGGCCCTGTAAAAGATGTCAGCGGATCAATAGCGCCATCGTCGCCTCTGACTGCATCAACCTTCTGATGCTGCCCAGACACAAGATTGTCGTAGATATCACCAAGGAACATCTCCTCGGTGTACTGCACCTTTTGCATCTTGCCGTCGATCAAACGCTCTGTAGTCGCTGGCTTGTTCTCAAACGTGCGGCGGGACAGACGACCTGGCTCCATCATAAACTGCACCCAATCATTCTTGGCTGCTGCGATTTCTGCCTCTGTTTTAGCGCCGGCACGCATCAAAATGGGGTCATGCGCCTGACGCACAACGTAGTTTTTCAACTCTCCGATCATGGCACCCATGCGGTTTTTGCGCTTGAGTAGGCGTTTCTGCACCTTCTGCACGATCTCTGCGATTGCCAGCGCCTCTTCTGCACCAGCCTCATTGTTGCCTATTCTGTTTTGACGGAAACTGTCAGTGTCGAACATGGCCTCATAAATCATTGGCTCAAGTTCTTTGCTCTGAAACGACTTGTCCAACTTTTGCTCACGCAAAGCAGCGGCAAGCTCACCAGCATATTGCAGCATGATGCCTTGCTGGCGTGCGTCTACGCTGTCCAAGCCAGCCTGTGCGTAACGATAGTCGCCAACCATGATGGCAGATAGCGCAGTAGTTGGGTCATCAGGCGCAGAGTTTATAAAACGCATGAGATCTGCGTATGCCTTGGCGTTGAGGATGCGATTGCGCTTCTGCATGACAGCGTTGATACGCGCTTGCTTTGCGATCTGTGCCGCCAGATTAAAGATATCTAGTTCTTCGCCAGCCTCTGCGTTCTCTACACGCTTAAACAGGCGTTCATTAAGAACCTCAATGATCTCTTCTGCTTCTTCATCCAGCAGGTTGATGCCAGCCCTTTTGGCTGCTTCCATGACTGCATCTACACAACTCATCTGCCTGGATCTCCTATAAGACAGTTAGCGCCAGCCCTGCTGACTTCTTCGTAACCATCTGCCTTGGTTTGCAGTTCATCAACCTCTGCCAAAGATCTCTTGATGTCCGCTGGCAGGATTGCTTGCACATCGTCAGATGCCAAGTCTTCCATTAGTATTTCGTTCTCTGCTTCAATCTCAGCGGGGTCAGGCTCATCAAGCTCTGTTGTTTCCTGCTTGATCTCTTGCACAGCCTCACGATGCTCACCCAAACGCCCTAGACCATCACCCTGCATGGTGGCTGCATCAGCTTCATTTTGAGCTTGCTGTGTAGTTACGCGGCCATCCTGCACATCGACCATATCGCCGGCTTCTTGTGTAGCAGACTCTAGTTCGTTGATGCGTGCAGTGATCTCACCAAGTCTTGTTGCCTCTGCCGCTTTGACGCGAGGTTTGGCAAGACCTTCTTTCTCTGCGCGTTCCAACACCTTCTTCTGTATGTTAGCGGCCTCCTTGCGCAATGCAGCTATCTCACTTGCGTCTGCACCACTAATGTCTGGCTCCGCAGGTTTTTCTACAGTTTCACCAGCCCTGCGGCGCTTTTCAATCTTGAGAGCGGTCAAGTTGCTTTGATGCGCCTCCAAAGAACCCAACCTTGCGGTGTCCGCATCCCCCGCTTCGATGTCGGCTATCAATCGCTCTGTAGATTCCAAAATGCTGTCAAGAGCCGCGTCCTCAAGCGTGGAAATCTCAAACTCCTCACGGCCACTAGACGCATCGACATACTTGTAGTCTTCGTCAAACGGCGACTTGCTGCGCAGATCACTGGCGTCGATGGTCTTTTCCTGACCATCTGCCGTGCGCACAGTGATATCACCATTATCATCTACATCCAGCACCTCTACCTCTACAGGGGTGCCGTCTGTTTGATACACAATCTTCTTCTCGCTGATAGCCGCGTCAGCCGCCTCAGTACGAGACTGCACGCTCTCTTCTATCGGAGACAGGTTGACCTCTTCGTCGTTCATAACCTGCTTGATAGAGATGCGCTGCGCTTGATCTGCTTCTACAGCCTTTAGGCGTGCCAAACGCCTCTGCCGTGTGTAACGACCAAATGAGGATATGCCGCCTGTCAAAGCGTTGATGCTGCCACCGAGGCCAGCACCCACAGCCACATTTAGAAAACTGTCCATCAGATTGTAGTCACGGTCTTGTTCTGCAACAGCCGCGCCAATGACAACAGGCTCAATGACTGCGGCACCGATAGCGCCGTCAATCACACCAGTAGCAATTTTAGAACGACCAGCGCCGTAGCGTGCGGACAGGCTGGCAAAACGTGCGGCACCCACAGATGGGATGAACACAGACGCTATGTTTAGGGGATCAGCAAAACTACCGGCAATCGCCACACCAAACTGCGCTGCACCTAAACCAATGCCGCCCTTAGAGCGGCTAAGTGTGGATTGAAAGTCTGCGCGTTCATCATATCGGTCAGCCAACAACGTAGCCAAACCTGTGGTGATGCCCTCATCTCCGACCTCAATGCCTGGCCTATAGAAATCACTGCGCCGCCACTCATCTTGGCTGATAGTACGTCCTTCACGCCCAAATCCTAGCTTCTGTTCAGCCAGACGATCCAAAGCATTCAGAGGGTTATAGTACAGTGTCTCTTCAAGTGTGGCACCCAGAACATCTAGTGTGCCAGCCTTTGCAAAGTCATGATACTGGTTACGCAGGTTAGGGTCGTCCTGTTGCTCTTGATAGTAGATATCAACCATTAAAACAGCGGCCCTTCAGCAAACGTAAGTCTCTTCCAAGCCTCGTTGGCGCTAGAATCAACTAACGAAAAAGTCTTGTTTGAGTCAAAGCCCATCGCTACCAATCTGCGTCTTTTGGCGTCCATGTCGAGAGCTTTGAATGATTGAAACCTGGTAGCAACATCTGACAAGGTGTCCATTGTAGTGAATACAAACCCACCAAACGCACCTTCAACGTCCTCTTGGTCTTTCAACTGCACAAGGTTGCCAAGCTGATCCACCATGAATACGCCTTGGTTGTCCACGGTAGTGCGCCAAGTGCCTCTTTGCGCAAGGTCACTAAAGTATTCGTCTACACGGTTTTCGTATTCAAAGTCAGGCTCACCCTCAAACTGCGGCGGCGCAGCAACGATAGACCGCAGATACTCTGAGCTTTCACTAATTGAATATGACAACATGTCAGTCATGTCGGAATAAATGACATCATAAGACGCATCAAACCGCACCTGACTGTCATTTACGGTGTCAAACCGATATTGATTTCCGATAACCGCTTCATACGCGACGGCAACTGCATCTTCTGCGCTGATGTTCTTGTCAGACATACGCAGGAAAGATGCCGTGTTGAACACCAACTCAGACATCTCAATGCCATGCGACGCGCGTTTGTTAGTAACACCGCCACCAATAACGCCATCAACCGTGACGGCACCGATCACACTGCTAAGGTATGGCTCCATCACAGCATCAACTTCTTGACGCAGTTCTGCCCGCACCTCAGAGCCAAGACCGCCATTCTCAACAGATTGCTTGGTTTTGTTGATGAACTCTTCCTGACTGCCAAGATAAATGGCTCTGGAGTAGATGTTATCGCCGCCTAATTTTGCGATGACATTCTCTGCCAGTGTAATTTGCTTAGTAGTAGTCATGTGCCGCAACACACGGTTTGCATTCTCTCCAAACCCTGCAAAGAAATTATCAAGCGTTGACGCTTTCTGATCGTATGTCTCAGCTTGGTCATAGCTATTACGGAACGCAGTGATGGTGTTGTTATCAGTAATCCGAATGTCAGCCTCTGGCACACCCATCTTACGTTGCAGTGCAATCATTTCTGCGGGGCTTACCTGTGACACATCAGTGATCTTGTTGCGGCGCATGTAGTATCCGACAAAATCTGCGTCGCGTTCCTTGCGAGACTCTGCCAAACGCTTGGTGAGTATTTCGTAAGCCTTGGCACCCTTCGCATCTGTAGCGTCAGCAAGGGCAGTAGCCAGAGCCTTTGTCTGATCTTCTGGCGATGCAAACTCAATTTTTTTAAAGATGGTGGACGCTTCAACGGTTGCACCCAAAACCATGCGAAATGCAGCGCGTTCAGTAAACGCATCAGCACTTGTATATAAAATGTCAATTTTGCTTTGTGTTATTAGATCTTCAGGCTCCATCACACCATCTTGAGAGCGTACTTTAGCAAACAGATTAGACTCTAAGACTTGCGCCTCGTTCAACACACGCGGCTTACGCTCACGGATCTCTGTGTCGATGACTGACTCCAGCGCCTCTCTGCCGGCAAACGTATCAATGCTGGAAAACAGGGTAAATTGACCGTTCTCCTGCTTGGTCATGTCCTGCTTCATGTTTTGCAGTTCTGCGAGGGACTTGTCCTGCACCATGCCCTTGGCTGTAGTCAGGACAGTATCAAGAAGCTCACGCTCCTCATTCTCAACAAACGCATCAAACCTATCGGCGAGAGCCGACACAAAGTTGGCGTCGGCACCAGCAAACGGGATGGTGATTGTCTCATTATCACGCTCAACAATAATGGACTGCACATCGCGGGTGCGCAGTTGCGCAGCAATGTCTGTGATTTCTTCCGCTGTCGGGTTCAGAACACGCAATTCATCAAGCACAGCGTCTTCAACATTTTGTGTGATTTCTTTGCGCCGACCCAAGATGCTGTTCTCTAGCGTGGCGCGAGTGCTGGCGTTTAACCCTACATCTGCGGCAAGAGCCCTTTCTTGCGCATCTAGTGCGGCAAAGCTGTCAGCGTTGGTGATGCCGCCAATGTAGAACCTGCGACGCATCTCTTGGCGGAATGAACCTTTGTTGCCAGTTATGGGCTGACCAAGGCGTCTGGCCTCATCATATTTGCCCTCACCTTCTGCAATATAGGCGTTCAATTCCTCAATCGTGCCGACCTGACCGGCAAGGTTGAAGTAACCATCAATCATGCCATCTTTGGCAAGACCGCCGTTCACTTGTTCCCTGCCAAACGCAGACTTTTTGATGTTGGCAACCTGCGGAGCCATGTTCTTCTGCACGGCAACTGTCAGCTTGTTTTTTTGCGCCTCATCGATGTCAGTGCGGGTTTTAATCTCGTTGATGATTGGGTTCTGTACGCTGCCAATTAGTCCCTGCGCCGCCAGTTCCATGTCGCTTTCAGTGGTATTCAGCGAGTAGGTGGTGGACTCATTCACAATCCGCGTGGCATATTCGTCAATCAAACGATTGGTCGCTTCCTTTTTGCGCTGTACTTGGAAATCAAACTCCATCTTTTGACGCGCATTTTCAAACTGCATAGCGTTCTTGGCATAATCTGTGCCAGCCCTTCCCACAGCCTCGCCAGCACGCGCCAACGCTTGCCCTGGCGCTTCAAAAGCCCCAGATGGCGCTTGCGGCCCCAGACGACCTGTCGCCAAATCAACGGTGGTGCCTCGGCCTTCTGCGTACAATGGGATTTTTGGCATCGCTAACTCGTTTCTAAGCTGTCTGCGTCAAAGTCTTTTCTCTATATTGCTGCTGCAACTCAAAGAAATCTTGCTGTTGTTGAATGCCGGCATAAGAGCTTGCCCCGTTCAACAAACTCACATAAGACGCAGTTCTGAAGCCGGATGCGCGTGCGTTACCAACAGCGCGGGTCATGGCTGCTTCTGCCAAAGCATTGGCTTGCTCAATGTCAGCGGCATACTGGATTTTTAACGCATCACGCTCCATAGCAAAGTAGCTGTCGGCCAAAGCGAGGTATGGGCTACCAGACATTTCAATGCCAGACTTGGCGGTTGCCACAGTCTGAGAAGCAGTCAGACGATCATTTGCACGACGCAGGTTTGCTTCTTCCGCAGTCTTGGCACGTTGCAACAAAACAGCTTCGTTTTCACGCACCTGGGCATTGTATTCTGCGGTCTGCCGTGCTGCACGCGCAGATGCTTGGTTGCCCTTGAACCCAAGAAATGCGCTGGCCGCTGAAGCCCCTGCTGCAATCGCCATTGGATTTGGCATTACATCACCCTTGCATAACGATAGTAATCTGAGCCATCAGGCCCATATTTCCTCATTATACCCTCATTTTTAAAACCAAGCCATTCTGCGAACCTCTTAGCCTTTGCATCCTTCACTGCAATGCTGGCCTGGATACGTTGGTACTTGTACTCTTCCTGCATGTGATCAAACATATTGACTGTGTGCCGCGCTACAGTTCTGGGCCGCGCAAACGCTTCCTTGCCTAAAAGCAACCACGCTTCACCTACGCCCTTCCATATGTTGTGTACACCGCCTATGCCAAGCACAACATCTTCCTCAAAAAGTGTGTAGCCTCTAATATCTTTATGCTCAACTAATGCTTGTCGCCCTTCTTCAGAAAGGTCGAACATCAATTTAATATGTTGCACATGCTCTCGCGCAAATGGCAAAAATCTAAGCATCAAACGTGTTAGACCTTCTCATGATTGCAAGAATAGTCATGGGCAGTGGCTGAGACTGTTGCACCACCACCCGCGCATCATTATCGTAACCTGATGGAAAAGAAATCTCTTTGTCGCCTGTAAACATAGGCACGGCTGTATCCATTGCCATGCTACTATCACGAAACGGTATTCGATCAAGACTGCTGGTGTCGGGCCCGACCTCTGCACCTACGCTATTTAAAAAACGTGCAGTCACGCCATGAATGCGCTTTATCTTGCCCTGTGAAATGCCGTCGTCGGCACCCGCTTCCAAACGCAGTGTTTCAACAAATGAGTTGTAGTTATATCCTACATGCACCTTACCAGCGGAACGCTCTAAAGTGATCTTCCCCCCAGAAACAGTTTTGTCTGGATGTGTTGAGCCATCTGCCAAAATCTGCACAGTTTCGCCTTCCAGATGATTTAGACCTGTAATGCTAGTTGTGTCAGAGCCTGTATAAGTCAGCCCACTGTCAACAAAAAACGCATCCTCAATATCAGACCCAAAATCAATCGGCTTGAGATAGCAAATGTGGCGCACGGTAGAACTGTTGATTGTTCTCTTCACAGATACATACACCTGATCTTCTGCACCGCTGGGAATAGCTGTGATGCTCTCTACCACGCCACTATCGCCTAATGGGTGCTGGTGCCAGCCTACAGCGCCATTAGCGCGGTCATAGGTAAGCCCTACGAGAGTGCCGTCACTGTGGACAAACCAGAGGATAAGTTCTGGCTCTTGCTGCCAAACCATATCTGTAAGACCACCATTAGCCACATGCTCGGCTAAAATGGTCAGATCCACGCCGAGCAAACCGTCTGTATCCAAATCAAACGTAATCTCTTTAACACGCTCACTGCCCTTCTGGATTAGGATGGTACTGTTCCCAGCACGCAAGGGCCGCACATCAGACGAGCCAAAAGTGGTTTCACGCAAGACGTTGACGTTTGTAGGAGTGACGGGTTGCGCCCCTGTACCGCCTGACAGCGTAAACTCAGAGCTTGTAGTCAAAATTTGCAGGAATCTTCCAGGAAGCAAATGCTTGATGACGTTGACGCGATCTGACGCAATAGTGATGTTGATTGCGTCGTCATCGGCAGTGCCTGGTGTGTGGTTCTCAAAGTCAGCACTTTTGGAGCCAAAGATAGTCTGTGGCTGGCCTGTAGTGCCAGCAAAGTACAGACGCTCTTCATAGAATGCTACAGCCTTGGGAAACTTTTGATCTCCCCCAAAAGCACCCAAAGACCAACGAGTTGTCGGCGTGCCACTGCCAACAACACTAGCCGGCAAAACTCCAGTTGAATTTTTGAAAGTGGCTGTGACTTGTGTCGCGCTAGTAAAGCCTGTGATTTCTAAAAAACCAGAGCCGCTATGCTGAAATTCCCAAGTGATAGCACCGTATGTTTCAGAGCCAGAAAGGTGAACCGGCGGTGTAGCCCCAGAAGTATCTGAGCCACTATCTGTTTTTTTATAAACATTATCGCCAAACCGAACTAAATCATTTTGCGCATAACTGGTGCTTGCCGTCCATGCATCGTGTTGAACCTCAATAACCTCACGCAATCTAACCAAACGTCCCACATCAGCAGATGCAAATACACTTGCAGATGCCGTTAAAGTGATCCCACTACCAGTGTTAGCTGACGCATAGATAGTAGTTGTCGTCGTGTTTTCGTCTAGATATGGGCCGTCGATGAAATCTATATCGGCCAGCGTGAAGCTAGTAGCTGTTGTGCGCGTCAGCTTGGCTGGCTCATGGTCTTTGTGAGCAATGAACAAAACATCCGCAGACTGCACATGGTTCAACTCAAAGATTTCTGCGACTGAATAGGTGGTAGTTACTTCAACAATCTTACCTACAGTGCCGCCGCTACTGTATGTATCAAAGCCTGTGCCGTCGATGCCGGACAACTCAAAGGTGTTGGTGGTCTTGTTAGCCACCGTAAACTCACGATTGTTTAGCTGCGTCATGCCAGTGACACTGCCAATAAACACTCTGTCACCGTTGCTTAGACCATGTGATGCCGCTGTTACGACCACAGGATTGGCCTTGGTCGCCGCTGTGATTGCCGTAGTAGCTTCTGTGAGGATGCCGCCATCTTTGTAAAAACGAATGTAGTTGGCACCAAACTCAAGCACATACGCTTGCTCGTCACTGAACTCAAAGTTGATTAGCCTGATTTTGCCGCCATCTTTTGAGGCACCCGCGTAATACGAACCAGGGCGGCGTGTGATGCCACCCTGCGGAAAACTCACCATGTTGGTTAGTTCTTTTGCCGCCTCGTTGTATTTCTGTAGATCAATTCGACCTTCTAGGCGGGGCGAAAACTCTCCAGCGCGAAAGTTGGTTATAATAGTGGAAACACGCGCCATGTTAGAGCCTTACATCTATGAACTCGTCAGCTTCAATTCTCTCTGGGTAACCTTCCACGGCATCCATACCACGCGCTTCATTGAGGCGTTGCTGGTATAATTGAAATGTAACTTGAGCAACACTATTGCTGCCAGTAATCGCATACGCAGTTTCACTGGCTAATCTATGCGCTATGACGCTTGAACAAAGACTATCCAAAGTCTCTGTATCAGTGACCCTAGATATGTAAATAATGCTGCATGAGCTTTCATTAGAAAGCACTTTGCGACCTTCAATCTTAAACATTTTATTACTGTTATAAGCCGCCACCTCATTGTTTACCTCTGCATTCCAAAAGGAAATGACACGCAAACAGAAAGGATCAGTTGGCAACGCATATTGATGTGTAAATCCAAAAGATGGCGCAACAGCATCTTGTGCAAGGGTTGCCCTTGTAATAGCACAATTCCAATTGTGGGAGCGTAGGACAGTATCTCTTACTGTATCAAAGCGCCTGTTACACAGCCGCGCTTCTTTTGAGTTTTCGGTGAGTGATGTAATGGTTGCTGCACCCAGCAAATCCATAGCTTCGTTACAGATATCAACGACAGACGGCATCGCACACCTCTCAATGGAAAGAAGGGGCGGCGCACCGCCCCCTCAATGTTAGTTCACAACGTAGTGAATGATGAACGACATATCGCCGCCAGTTCCACCAGTTGCATTGAAGGTTGCCGCTACATAGTAGTAACCGCCTGGGTCAGACGATGCCCCTGCGTTTTCCCAAAGCTGTGCGCCGATAGTATTAATATCAGCAGCTTCGGTGCGCAGATCTGCAACCGCCGTTGTACCGTCAGCAACAGAGGTGGCGTAGAAATCTTCATCTACGACAGTTCCGTCAGTCTGATACAGGCCCACGTTGAAGGTACAGCTTCCACCAAGGCCATCGGCTGCAACTTGCAGTGCAGTGATAGACGCATTGGAAGGCAGCGGTGCCAGCATTACGATATCATCGTCAGTGCTGTCACCAGCCGCCAAGGCGATTGTACCCTGTGCAACGCGCAGTACACCGTGAAGCTCATGTGCGTCACTGGATACCTGCGGGGATGCTTCAAAGTTAGCAACCAGAGTCGAGTTTTTCGTCGTCATAGCTTACCTCTCCTCTTAGTCAGGGGTTTCATCACAGAAGATCTGAACAACTTTGTCCTCTTCCATGCGCACCGATCCGATGCTCATGCAATAGTAGACCTGAGTTGCATATCCCTTGTCGGCGCGTTCATCAATGCGTGCGCTGATGTCTTTGCCGATGCCGAGAGTCAGACCGTCCTCTGCCCAAGCGAAACACTTACGAATATCGTTAGTATCCACGGACAGACGGTTGGACATGATGAATTGGAAGCCCATAAAGGTATCCAGTTCACCTTGGACGAGAGCCTTCACAGTGTTGAAGTCACTGCTGGTGACAGTAGTGTCGCCAAGTAGGTCTTCAATCTGCTTTGGGCCTACCGCGATATAACGCGGGATTGACGGATCAACATCGTTGAGATCCATCTTGCGCTTTGCTTCACGCAACTTGGCAAGAGTCAGTCCATCGTTAGACGAGGACGAACCTACCGAGTTTGCTGTTGCGTCAAGGTCTGCGCTACCAGAACCAGTTTCGCCAGTGTTGGCGGTGCCGGTTGCGGCAGTAATGATGACATCATCCATAGCACGACCCATTGCTGCGGCAGCAGCGCGTGCATAGGAAGAAGTCGGGTCAATGAGCATACGCACCTTGTCCTGATCGTCTACGAGATCTGCGTACTCATAGTCCGCAAGGCTCAGACGACGCCGGTCATGGGGTGTGTCCATCTGGGGGGTATCGGCATGGCGGCTGGTGCGCAGGGCAGCAGTAGCCGAACCGATCTGGTCGATGAAGGCATTTTTACCAACAACATTCTCAACGCGAACCGCATCACGCAGACGAGAGCCCATCTGCTGTGAAAGCATCTGCACGTTTGCAGAATACTGTTGCACAAATGCCGTAGTGACTTGTGTAGACATTAGCCTACCTCCTAACTACAGTTACATTTTGGCGATTTGCGGTGTGCTACCCTTGCGGACACTCCTGGCCTTTTTGGCCGGCGTCGGGCCTCCGTCTTTCCGGCTGTCAGCAGGACGACTTTCGTCGCTACCCTGCACCACCCAATCATAGTACATCTGTGCCATGTGGGCTGGATTCATGATATCACGTTGAGTGCCAAACTCAATGGCTATCCTAAGACACTCTAAACGCAGTTCAATTCGCTCCTCATACGTCATGGATCATGCTCATCAGTTCTTGAACATGATTGATAGCATTCTGCCGCGCCGTTACATTCTTGCTGTCCCAGTACGCATGGCTTTTATCGTTCATGATTGCGTCGATCTCAGCCTGCGCTTGCTTGGGTGTCATGCTGTAATTTGCAGACGCACCGTCAATGCTATCCTCGCTAGTCACGGTAGACTTGAAGTCTGCCATAGCTGCGAAAGCCTTGATGAAAGCAGGGTGATTGCCAACCAAAGTGCCATCTGATAACTGCATATCAAGGATACCATCACCAGCAAACTCACGCGCTGCACCCGATGCAGCATTCAGCTTGGCATCGTAGTTGTTGCCCCACTCACGGCGCAGTTCCGCTTCAGTATTAGATGCCTGATCTGCCACCATCTGCTGCATTTGTTCCGCAGAGTTCGACACAGTAGAGCGATAATACTCCAACACACCCTGCGCCTGATCCGGCGTGAGTCGTAATTTGTGAGCAATATCAGCGTATTGACTTGCAACATCTTCTGTAATTACGTTGCCGTCTGCCTTAATCTCGTAACCATCTGGTGCCTCTGGGCGACCAAGTCGGCCATAGATGTTGTCGAGATCTTCGTCTGTTGGGTTGATGGGCAACGGTATCTTCTCCGAGCCGATCAATCTCTGTGCGTTGACGTATGAACGCGCTAGGTTTTCCACATCCTTAATAGGCCCAAAGCTGGGGTGTTCGCGGATGTCCTCCGGTATCATGGTCAAGAAGTCGTTACCAGACCCGCCTTGCGCTACCTCTGCCGGTGTTTCAATCGGCGCAGCATCAGGCTGGGCTACCTGTTCAGCCACTTGTTCTGACATTTAGTCCTCACTCATCATGTTGTGGATATGAAGGATTACTGCACGTTTTCCTTCCTCAAACGCTGTGGCATTTGCATCTCCCGCCACATAGCTTGAAGCACGCCAGTTACAGCGTGCCTCAAGATCTCGTAGTACCTGCTCTCCAGCGTGATCGCTAAACACGCCCTTGTACATCTCTCGCAGCTTCTTAACTTCCACCGCCATCGCCTACCATCCTTACTGCTTGTGCGGCTTGTGCAGCCGTATAAACGTCCTCTGTGTCCTGTTGGCGCTGCATCTGTTCTGCCTGTGCCGCAGCACGCTCTTGGCGCTGCTGATCCACCTGTGCCTGTGGCAACAGTACGTCTTTCGGCACACCCAGAGAGTCCACGATATGATTGACCAGCCCATCTGGGTTGAGGTGGTCGCCAACTGGCAGCGATTGTGCAAGAGGCAGAAGTATCTCCAGAGCCTTCATCGTGCCATTCAGACTGCTGGACTTCTGTGCGCGTGCCAGTGGCGATACATATTCGATGTCTACATCTTTGCCTTGCAGTATCTCTGGCGGCACTGCAAGCATGTCGTTGCGCAACATTAACGCAAACACACGGTCAATCATGGGACGCAACATCTCATTCATCAACCGCCCCAGAACCGGCCCTATAACGCGCATACGCTCTTCCTGACGCTGCACTACCTCAGTAGCCGTCATGTTAGGCGTTTGTGCAGATAATAGCTGGTCTACATAGAACGCAGAGCGAATAGCGCCACGGCGCTGTTCTTCCATTTGCAAACCAATAGGAATGTTTGCGCCAGTGTTAAGTGGCGTAATCGTATCCCTTGTGCCACTCCTGAAGAAGTTAAGGCCACCTGGCTGCGTGCGGATGGGCAGAAGGAACCCGTCATCAGGAACAAGTAGTGGAGGGTCTATTTGTTTCTGGGCAGCTTGGATGATGGTTTTTGACATCAAGTTAAGCATCTTAACGTCAGGCAACGCCACCATCGCAGGTGACCGTCCCATTACTTCACCAGTTGCCTTGAGGAAGCGCGGGACAATGTACGGAAACTCTTGGAAGCCGCTGATCGCTAACGGCATTTTCGTTTCCATACAAATATAAACTGACGCAAACGGCATGTTCTTGTTGTCGCGCTTCGTGGGATCACGATCATCGCGCGGCAGAACAGCGTGCAGCAGCGTTACCTCTTCATCAGGCTTCTTTTCAAATGTGCGCTGGATAAACTTGCCTACGTTCTCCAGCCCAAAGCGTTGCACAGCTTGCCGTGCAGGGATTTTGTACTTACGGAACACAGTATCAACCAAGCCAAACTGGTCTTCCGCAACGTAAAACTCGGAGATGTGGCGCGTGCTAAAGCGTAAACTTTCGCCATCCATCTCAACAAACATACAGCCGGTGCCAAAAACAACGAGATCCACATACAGTTCGTGTACCTCAGTCTCAAAGTTTGAATGATTAAACGCTCTAATCATGCGCTTGCTGCTGTCTTCCAGCCAGCGTTGCACCAGATCATCACGCCCAACTTCAGGATCTTTCATCGCAAGATGGAACCAAGGCGTAGCACCGCTGGTCAACATGCCATGCAATGAAGCGGAAAGAAGGTCTACAGCCTGTAATGCCGTGCCATCAAAGATATTTTCTGTACGTTTTTCGCCACGACTACGCTTGCGCACAATGTCGGCTTTGCGTGGCAACATGAAGTCTGACAGTTCTTGATAGTGCGTGTTCCAATTATCACGGCTAGTTTCAAGAGCGTCAAAACGCGCGACGAGTTCTTTGATGGGGTCCATATCAGCCACCTAGCCTAGTAGTGTCGGAGTTTGTCCTGTCGCCGTTTCTTCCCCCAAAGCACCAGCAACTATGGTAGCGCCACGCCCCTTACGCTTGCCTGTGGCTTGACGTAGGGACTCAGAAGCCAATGCCTCTGCACGCGCAAAGTCAGTCTGTGCTGGCGGCTCTGGCGGCGGCGGGGGCGGGGGCATAGTAACTCTAGGGGTGAACATAGACATCAGCTACTCCTGTTAATTAGTGCGCAACAAAACGCCATAACCTTCTTCAACGTCTCCTGCGCCACCTAAACGTGTTCCACGCGTCCGACGCCGATTGCTACCACCGCCGCCACCACCACCCATCAGCGTCGTGTCATCAGGCACGATTTCCGGTGTGACTTCTGGTGTAACTTCTGGGGTTACGTCATCTCTATCTGACTGCATTCCTGTTCTTGAGGGGTCAAACTCTGGACGCCCAGAATAAACTCTGCCGCCAAAAAGGCCACGCGACATAACTCCAACAACTTGTCCACGCTCATCGCGCACTGGCTCCGCAGTGGTGGATTGTCCTCGTAAAATGTTTGCCTGCCTCTTAATAGAAGCCTGCCCTATGGCATCTAATGCCATGCCGGTGAAGCCTGGTATGCGTGTTTTCTGTGCCTCTCGCGCCTCAAGCTCTTGCGCAGCCTCAATATTTCTACGAAATGCGCGTTGCGTATCGCCTATGAATGCGCCACCTGCTTGGCTTTTTGCCGCTGCACGACGTTGCTCTTGTAAACGAAAGTCTTGTGCGCGTGCGCCACGCTCGTCAGGGCCACCACCTGATCCCATATCAATGCTCCTTCAAGGCGTGAAAACCAATTTTGCCTGTTTCAGTACGCAACCAATAGCAGTCACTATATCCCATTTCGACAAATGTGTCTTTCAAATACCTGCAACCAGCTTTTACGCTTTGAAAGCCACCAAAAGCAATAAAGTCCACAACCCAAGGACTGTCACCACAACCGCGGAAGCCGGACGGCGGGAACTTGCCGGTGCGCACATAGGTGTCGATGTGGTGCATCTCAGGAAAAGCCCATGTCGCAAACACACATGGAAAGCCTGTTTCATCTTCAACAAAAAGATAGTTGCCCAAAGCCAATGGCGGCTCAATAAACTCTTTCATGTCCTGATCACTATAGTCTTGGTGGTAATGGCTTACCGCCATCATGGCCGTGGCTTTTTTGAAGTGATGCAAGTCAACTATCATAACGTAAACGGATTGTAGTCGTTCATTGCAATCTGTTGCGGAGGCTTTGTAAAATTTTGTTTATTCTCCAGCCCAACAGCCAAATACCTAAACGCATCCGCAGCATGGCTCGTAAAGTCATGGCGCGGGTGATCTCTGAAAACTTTTTTGCGTTCATCCCATTCCTGCCTGTACTGCCTAAGCATCTCTACGCCATCATTACACTTATCTCTGTCGAAAAAGCATTTTGGCATCATCATGCGTGCTGCATTGATGCCGTCAGCTACTTTCATTTTAGGGATCACACGAAAGCGGATGCCGAGACTAAACGCAGTCTCAAGCCGTGACTTGCCGCTACCTAGCTCTCTTACTTCGATATCGTGCGGAGCGAGGTGATCGCCGTAGTGATAATCTTTTTGCCGTAAGACTTCAGCGTAGTGATCCAGCCCAACACCACCATTCTCATAGTAATCAATGATGTTAACAGAGCCGCCACGGAAGACTTGAGCAAACCATATAGCCGTTGAGTCATTTATACCCAGATCCCAGGCTGTATGCACAGGATAAGCAGGATCATACGGAACCCTTGTAATCCTTCCAGCATCATCGGCATCAGCCAGCAGTTTTCCATAATATGCACCAATGATAGCAGCAGTGAACGAACATTCATACTCTTGCTCGTATTGCTCAGGCGTCATCTGTGCCTTTGCCGCCTCAAGCTCTTCTGCCTTCACCAAACCGCTCTCAGAGGCTTTGACGGTCTTGTGAAACCACTGATCAGAGCCATTGGCCGTTTCAGACTTGGCTTGCTCCAATAGATCAAAAAAATGATTATGACCGGCTGGGGTGCCTAGAAATACAGCCGCACCCTCTCTGTCGGACAGTGCCGGCCTTACAACCTCCCCCCATACCCTTGGGTTCTGCATCCCAAACTCATCGAACACGCACAGATCCAGATAGATACCACGCAAGCTGTCAGGGTTTTCAGCAGACAACAGCATTAACCTGCCGCCATTAGGGAAGTCTACACGCAGTTCAGTTTCATTAAAGTTCACGCCAGGGATCACAGACGCATAATACTTCACATAATCCCACGCAATACGCTTGGCTTGCGTAAAAGTGGGTGCAACAAACGCAACTCTGGGCCTCGGAAGTTCACAAGTAAGGGCGTGCTTTATAAGATGATTAACAGCCCAGACCGTCTTGCCAAACCTGCGGTGCATCACAAGCACGTTCCAACGACGCACGTTGCTGTGCATCTCTGCCTGTAGCTCTCTAGGCTTGTAAGGGATCTTAACTTGCACTATCGCTCTCCCAAACGATACGCACCGTGCCGTCACTTACCTCTACACCAGCACGGTTCTTCACATCACCGTACTGATCCGGCATCACCTTGCCCACCTTCCACCGCACATGAAGGGCATAGTCTCTCAAAACATTAGGATCATACTTCTTCTTACCTTCTAGCTGAGCCTGATACATAACCTCGACATCCTCCAATGCCTTCTCCGCACTCTGCTGCTGCGCCGTGCGAATAAGATTACTTAACTCAGCATCCTCCCCCATCTTCTTATACAGCACTGACCTACTGATCCGCGCCTCTTTGCATGCACTGACAAGGCTATGACCTTGCATCACTAAATCAGCAACGCTCTCTGCCTTGCTCTGCGTTAGCCTAGCCATGTTTCCTCCTGGCTGTGTGTGGGTATGGGGCAATTAACACACATAAACCGTGGCCGCGCGTCGCGGGGGCGATGCCTTTGTTTTGGCCCCCCGCCGGGTCGCTGCCGTGCGGCGCTGACAATGCTGCACCGGCAATGCTGCGCGTCACTGTCTGTGCTGTGCGTGTGCTGGCACACTCCCAAGCCGTCCGCTGCCGTCGTGTTCCGATCCGCTGCGCCGGTCTGTGCTGTCCTATATATAGGCGTCTGCGCATGTGCTGTGCCGTGCTGTGCAAAGAATATTCAACGAATATCATTTTTCTTGTTGACAGTCTATCCCCTGCCAATGTTAGGGTTGTTTATCACTAGCAATAACAAAGGATCAAGGCAATGAACATCCCAGCCATTCAAACCAAAGCCGAAGCGCAAGGCATCATCGAAGCATTGCACGGCATGGCCGACAATTACCATGACATGCACAACCCGATGTTTGGTGAGGACCAGGAAATCCGCGTGTCGGCCTATAACTGTATTCAGGAAGACATTGAGGTGATCATCTCGGACATTGAGTCCGCCACCGCCTTCCCGCTTGTTCTATCGCTTCACACAGCGGCAGAGGATCAATTTATTATTGCTTATGAGCAATACCACGACGACCGCGCGTTTTACGATGAGTGTGCTACATGGCGTGCAGAAGGCGGCGCAGAGCGTAGTTACTAAGCAGAGAAAGGATCAAGCCAGTGCTGAATTATCAAATTGAAGTAGATGCTGATTGGATTGAGATCGTTATTCAATCAACACCGCAGCGAAAAGACCTACAACGAAGCGCCGTAGAAAACGGTGAACGCAAAGGCAAATGGGTTTTCCGCGTCGCAAACAGTGACTACGGATGGTCGCTACATGGTCCGATGCCGCTGCTTGTGCCGGACATTCGTGACCTGCCTTGTGTTTGCGGTGGACAGAACCGCACGCCTGTCTATCGCAGAGTTGCAAAATGCTTAGAGGCATTAGACAAGTTGTGGCTCGACCTGGACGAGGGCGCGATGCCGATTGCATATGTTGGAGTTAACTCTGACTTGTAGGCCGAAACATGGCGCGACATTGTCGCGCTATGTCTAGCGGTTGGACCGCTACTGACGAGGCCCGTCAGCAACCCATGAGAAAAAAGGATCAATCATGTTTACAAAACAAACCGGAGACTTCCCGACACTGAAAGCAAAGAACGTGAACCTGTCACCGTCTGACGGCATCGGCAAGGTTCGGGATCGGGTGCAGCATAACTTCTATAAGGAGATGGCAGTTATTCACCCTGACCACGGATGCGTGGCGCGGTTCCGCTTCTATTGCGGCAGCAGCAAGGTCTATTGCCTTGCGTGGCTCAGCGGCCCTGACGAGTACGGCAGCGGCCACGGCAGCGCCGGTGGCTATGGATATTGCAAAGCATCTGCGGCAATGGAGGTGGCTATAAAACTGGCCGGTGTCGATCTGTCAGAGAACATCGGCGGCAGAGGTGAGACCGCGATGCGGGATGCCGCCTTAGCTGTTGGCCGGATGCTGACAGGCAAACGCAAGTTTTACATTCACGAAGCACATTCATAGGAGGTGCAGCCATGAACGACCTGTGGTTCTGGGTGCGCGAGATATTCGCCACCATTCTCTTTTTTCTGGCAATGGCGCTTGTGTGCGTCCTGATGGTTCTGGTTTTCCCAGAACCGACACTTTGGAGGTGATAATGAAAAGCTACACGATCACAAGCCACATCTTAGACGCGCTTGACGTTTACCTTGAGGGATACCAGAGCGACCACAGTTGCGGGATGGTCTCAGACGAGGACATGCAAGAGCATGAAAAGGTCTACGCCATGTGTTTGGATTTCATTCTGGACGAACTGCCAGAGATGCGCAAAGCGTGCAGCACATGACAGAGAAAAGGCAGGGGGAAAGGATCAGCAAACCCCCTGCCTTCACTAGCAAAGGGAACATAACATGACAGCGGAAGAGTTCAAAGCCGAAAGGCGACGCCAGGGAATATCACAGGCGGCAATGGCAAAGCGCCTCGGCGTTAGTCTACAGGCCGTCTATTACTACGAGACAGGACGGCGCAAGGTGCCGCAGCCTGTGGCCTTGTTAATAGCATGTCAGAGAAAGGATCAGGACAATGCAAACTAGAACCGTGAAGCTGATGGTGACACGCGAAGAGGTATGGTTTCCAGAATACGATGTGCCAGCGCACATGACCGACGACGAAGCGCTGGAGTACATCTACGCGGAGGCACCCGACGATGTGTTCGACGAGTATCTGAACAAATACACATACGATCAGGAAACGCATGTTTCGGTGGTGGACGATGGATCAGCACCGGCCTGACATGTTTTATTATCTGATGGATGGCCTAGAATTAAAGCTGGGCCATCTATTAGCAGAGAAGGAGCTAGGCAGCATCGACCAGCAAGAGATGGACAGGCTATGCTTTATTCACGATGCCTGTGTGATGTTCCTAGCGCAGCAGCTAGGCAATGCAGAGAAAGGATCAGAGGATGAATAGCTATCACGTTAGGTGGATGGATTGGGTAAACATTCTGGATCGTGACTTTGACAATATGGCACGATACGAAATTGATTGGTCTTACAGGGAAGAACCATACCAAGCCAAGCCGCAGCCGGGTACAAGCCTTGAAGGCAAGATCATCCGCAAAGAGGTGCAGAGAAAAGAGGCGCTAGGCCAAGCACGAAACTCTTGGCAACGTCTCTAGCAATGCCGCGCGGCAAAGCATGCTATGCAATGCACTAAGCAATGCCTTTTTTTATATATATAAAAGGGAAAGCATGTTGCATTGCCCCGCTTGCTAGGCAATGCGCCGGATGCTGCGCAGCAATGCTAAGAAGATATTTCCTGAAATATCATGGATCGCGTTGACGCGCAAGCCCCTCAGAATGGGATCGCCTCGCGTGCTATGTAGAACCATGTCGGCAGAGAAACGAGAACCGTTGCATCGGTGCCGGTAAACTCAGGGTTTACATGGCGCAGGTACAGCTTGCACACCGGATCGTGGCGGTCATACTTGTAAATCAGTAGCGGAGAAAGGTCGCCAGCAGCGTTCACAGCTTGGTGCCACCATGCGTCAGCCCCGCCATGTGGCCCTGTGGCGTATCTTTTACATTCGATGGACCAGTGCGGGATCAGGATATCAGCGCCGCCCTTCTCCTGATATTGAGAAAGGTTCCTGCGCACATTCTCATAGCCCAGGTGGTCCTTGATCTCGTTGACACACCATCTTTCAAAGGCAGAGCCTTTGCTACGCTGCATCTTGCCCACAATCTGCTTCCCTTATGGCGTAAAGAATACGCGCCGCTACTTGCGGCACAATGCTGTTTCCTAGTTGTTTAAGTCGGTGTACCCGACCGGGTATCCCATGAGCCACTCGACCCAATTCGGGTTCAGGCTGCCAGACTTTTGAGAGATCACCATTGAAAGGTTCAGTTGCTTGCCCTTCTCCATCCTGCGCTGGATTGACGGCATGCCCATGTGGCCCCTGTCTCTGTTGTCGCTGGCTGCCGGCGTCGGCCACATCTTTACATCTGTGCGCAAACTTTTGCCCTGACTGCCGTCTGTTGTGCCTTGGCAATCTGCTGCGGCTGGTGTTGCCCACATCTTTGGCCCCTGCCACCCGCATTTCCTCATTGAAGGTGACATCTGATTCGCAGCTGCTGTCGGAGTACCCAACAACCCAACATCGATCTCGTCTGTGCGGGGCATCTGCGGCAACAGCCGGTATAACGTAGCACCGGCTGTCGTAGCCTGCGGCTTCCAGGTCAGATAGCACCGTGTCGAGGCCCAAAGTGATGTGCCCAGCAACATTTTCTCCAATGACCCAGCGGGGCCGCACAGCTTTGATAACCCTAAGCATCTCCGGCCAGAGATGTCGGTCATCTTGATCGCCTCGTCTGACCCCGGCAAGCGAGAAGGGCTGGCAGGGGTATCCACCTGTGATGATGTCAACCATTCCTCTAAATCGATCTGCGTCATCTGCAAGTTCCCTGATATCCCCAATGATCTCTGTACGCGGCCAATGCTTTCGCAAAACCTTCTGTGCGTGTTCGTCACACTCGCAAAAGGCAACTGTTTCATAGCCGCCAACCAGCTTTTCAGCAGCATAGCTAAAGCCACCTATGCCAGAAAAAAGGTCTAGCAACCGCAGTGGTTTCACTTCAACGCACCCTGCTTGTCGATATCACATTCATCAAACGCTTCGGGCTCTTGATGCTTGCCGCTACCGTTACACTCCCAGCAAAGGTCGGGCACCACATCACCCTCGTCCCAGCTAGACGCTACACGCACCCAGCCAGAGCCGTTACAGTCTTGACATTTTTTCGGTGAAGAAGTCATTGGGTTTTACCTGCCCTTCTGTGGCGAGAAAGATACGGCGCATCGTTTCTGCCGATGGATAACGGTTGCCATCTACAATCCGGCAGATAGCAGCGCGGCTCATGTTGCAGCGCCGTGCAAACTTGGCCTGACTGATCTTCTTGGTTTTTAAATACTCAGATAAGGTCATATTTTTTTCTACTACACTGTTGACAGCGGGTCAACCGGTATGCAATAGAGGGGATAGTAACACAAAGAAAAGCACAAGGAAGCACACAATGCCTCATGAAACACCAGCCTACCGGCAAGAGTTTGGCGCAGCGCACGACAGTGCATCTGGTGCCACACAGGACAAGTGGGAGTTTGTTCTCAAGCTCTACTGTCGCCACCTTGGAGTGAAGCTGCCAATGGCAGCGCGTCCCATGTGCGGGATCGTGGTGCAGGATGGTGCCAACCTCATACTTGGGCTCGACAAGTATCAACCTATGATCGGCCAGCAGGATGGCATGGATCAGGCCAAGGCTATCGCGCAAACGATGGAGCGGTATAACAGCTATCAGCCGCGTCAATGGGACGACGGCAAGGACGCCGAGGAGTTTGAGGCGTTCAAAGACTATATCCCTGACATGATACTGCACGCTGTTGAAGGTGTGCGTGAGCGGTTCAAGACCGCCAATATGATAGAAGGCGAGTATCAACGCTGGCTAGAAGAGCCGCGCCTTGATGTGCCTATCATGCTTTACCAAGACTATTCCGGCGGCGGCATACAGTGTGATCTGAAAGCCAAGCCGCCCCTGCGCAACCCACCTAAGAAGGACGGCACCCGCTCGTGGCGCGTACCCAAGGTGGAAGGCATCACGCCCACAGCGCAGCAACAAATTCAGCAAGCTGTCTATAACAAAGCAACTGGTGAGCCACCGTCACTGCTGTATGTCAGCGCGTCAGGTTACTACATAGCCGACGCCGACAACTGTGACTTGCTGAAGCCAGAGGCTTTGGAGAAGGCATACGCTGAAGCAGTGCGGTCATGGCAGATCAGTCAGAATTTGCTCAAAGCCGCAAACGGATCATGGCGCACCTTGGCTGGCCTCGTACAGCCTGATTTTAACGAAATTGCAAGGCGTCATGGCCCAGGTATCGTAGACGTAGCCAACCAGTTATGGAGGTTCTAATGGCTAATAAAGCAGGACGCCCCAAGGCGAAAGTAAGCATCACGTTTTCTGAGCAGGAGTTGAAAACCATTATCGCTGCTGTTCACACCTCAACCCATACTGGGGTTGATAATTTCAATCAATTAAGTGTGCTGGGCATGCAGATGTTTGGTGAGGACGTACTTTTGTTAGCAAAGTTGCGTGACATAAGGGAGAAAAAGTTTGGAGATGCCAAATGATTGAACCAACCCCAGCCTACAAGCTGGTGCGCAGGGATGACCCTGCCACTAGCCACGACGCCGCAGAAAGCATCGACGCGACAGCGATGGAAAGCGTAGTAGCCGATGCAATCTGGGAGTTTGGTGCAGCAGGCGCGATTGCTGATCAAGTCTGCAATGCCCTGCCGCATCACCGATATAACTCAGTGACGCCGCGTTTCAAAGCCCTAAAAGAGAAGGGCATCATCATCACCGATGGCACAAAGAGAAAGGGTGCGTCAGGCCGCAGCCAGATGGTCATGTGGCACAAGGAGTTTTACGATGCAAACTGAACCAGTTGATATCGGCACACCGTATGTGACCCGCGAGGACATGCAAGACAGCATCAACGAGTTGTATGTGCGTGTCGATCACCTGCAACGCACCGTTGATCGCAATGACGAAAAGCTGGCTGACATGGAGAAGAGTTTGGCACTGTTTGTCCATTTAATCTCTGATAAGCTAGGAGTTTCCCAAGGAGGCACGAATGAATAGCTACATGACAAGCGCCTATTATGTTGGCGCAATCGTGGTGGCAAACGTAGGTTTCACCTACATCCCCATGATCCCATTACCAGGCGGCGAGATGTTCGCACCGATGAGCTTGCTTGTTGGCTTTGTGTTTGTCTTGAGAGACTTTGCACAGCGTGACTTGGGACACAAAGTATTCATCCCGATGACGATAGGTTTGGTTCTGAGTTACCTGCTTGCAGATCCATTCGTCGCCTTTGCCAGTGCGGTAGCCTTTGCCATCAGCGAACTGGTTGATTGGGCTGTCTATACCTACAGCGGCAAGCCGATCAAGGAGCGTATCCTGATCTCATCAGCCGTAAGTACACCGGCAGACAGTGCTGTGTTCATGCTCATGCTTGGCTTTTTTAGCTGGTATGGGTTCTTTGTCATGGTCGTCAGCAAAATGCTTGGCGCGTTAGCTGTTTACTACATGCTGAAAAGGAAAAGTGATGCGTCATACATATAACGTAAGTTTCGCGCGTTTGTGTCCTGTCGATGGCAGCACCATTCGTTATCTGTTGGAGTTGCGTTCACATCGCAAAGTCTTAGTTGAAGACATCCAAGCAGCTTGTGTTGGCGATCATCAGCCAATCTTCCAAGAGGACTTAGCGGCTTTTCTCTCTGAGACATTCATGTTTGAGAGTGGGCAACTGACAGCGACTCACAACACGGTGCAAATAGTATCAGAGTGGCATCCGTAATGATCCACTACCACGGCACACCGCTGACCCCGAAAGCAATGCTGTATCGCATGGCTGGCAAGCACTTCTGTGTAAGTTTTGCGAACCCTTTACAGGCCCAAACTTGCATGGAGATAGGGCAGTCAATCATGTGGGACAACGGCGCTTTCACAACCTACACACAGGGCAAGCAGCTTGATCGCACTAAACTGTACGCTTGGCTGGAGGACAAGGTGGCACACCCGCATTGGGCTGTGATCCCTGATGTGATTGGCGGTGATGAAGAACAGCAGAGAGATTTGCTTTCTGAGTGGCCGTTTGGGCCTGAGTTTGGCGCACCTGTCTGGCACATGGCTATGTCGTTTGACTACCTCATGTATCTGACAGACCACTATGGCAAGGTGTGCTTTGGCTCCAGCGGTGAATACTGGAATGTCGGATCAGACGCTTGGTGTTCAAGAGCCGACGCGGCTTTTAACAAGCTGGCACAAAAACACCGCAGGATGCCGTGGATACACATGCTTAGAGGCTTGTCACTTGGTGGTGAACGGTGGCCGTTTGCCAGCGCCGACAGTGTGAATGTGGCACGCAACTTCAAAGATTACGACAGGTGTCCAGAAAAGATGGCTCGAAAAATTGATGGCATCCAAACACCATTGTTTTGGGAGCCGCATCCTGTGCAACAATCAATGTTCGGGAGAACAGCATGGCAGACTTGAAAAAAACTATGACCCTTGTGTCTGAGTTGAACCATAGTCATGGCGTAACTCAGCGCGGCGGCAAGAAGTACACCCAGGTGGTGCATCGAATGGAAGCGTTCCGGCAGATGCACGGCACCGACTTTGGGGTGGACACACACATCTTGGTGGATGACGGCCAGCGTGTCGTGGTCAAAGCCAAGATACTCAACATGGACGGCGCGGTGATTGGTGCCGGCATGGCAGAAGAGATCAGGGGGCAAGGCAACGTCAACAAGACTAGCGCCTTGGAGAACTGTGAGACATCTGCCATTGGCCGTGCCTTGGCATCGCTAGGCCTAGCTGGCGGTGAGTATGCGTCAGCAAATGAGATGGATGGCGTAGGGAGAAAGGAAGAAGCTATCGCCAGCCTACCGCCGGCAAAGGAGCCGCCAAGCAGTCTGTTGGAACTGCAACAGCAAGCGGACGCTTTCCTGCCAGAGTTTAACAGGAAACAGATAGACGATTGGATGAACGCTGAGTTCACCAAAAAGTACATGGACATCGCCAACAAAGAGTTTCCTGAGATTTTCCAAGACATCAAAGGAAAATGCCAAGCACGCATGAAAACTTTAAAGAGTGAAGGAGCTAAAAGTAATGGCTAGACGCTATGACACAATCACCTACATGAAGCTGTTCCCCAACGTGGAGGGAAAGGGCAAGGCACAGTATAGCAACGGCAACTGGCAGCCTTATTCAGCGGAGCAAAAAACTCCTGCGGATATCACCCTGCGAGAAGGCCAACGCCATCAAGTTAGCCTGTTCCCCAACGAGGACGGTACTATCTCTATTCGTATCTCACGAGTTACCGAATACGAGGGTGAGGACAGTATCTCTGACGGCATATCGCAGCCAGCCATGAAGCCTATCGGCAACGCGATTAGCCACAAGTATTCCGCTCCACAACCAAAGGCCGAGGACGATGACCCAGACATCCCCTTCTAAGGCGCTTCTAAGCCCCCGTGAGGCGTCTTTGGTGCTGTTTGGCACCGATAGTAAGTCTCAGGTCAACATGCTGCGCACGATGCTCCACAGGGGCATTATCAAAGGCAAGCGTTTGGGGGGCCGCTGGTACATCACGATGCGTGAAATCGAAAGGATCACAGATGGTGGAGCCGAACTTCTTGATCATACCCAGAAATGATGGGGTGGTTGTGAGCTTAGATGGCGTGTGCCATGTCAAACAAATGGACTCAACGCAGATGCTAGATCTCGCTCTGCGTTGCCTCAATGCCGGATTGGAGATGAAGCGTGAAGAAGAAAAAGCAGCAAGAGACTGTGAGGATCAATCGCTCATTTCATTGCGCGAGATGTCAGAAGGTCTGTGATTATACCCAGCATGATTGGGTGTCTCTTGCAACAGGCGAGGATATCTGCTGGGATTGCTACACAAGGGGGAGAAACTAGGGGGGTTATGCCCCCCTTTTTATTTCATGCGCTTTTTAGGCTTTTTCTTTGCCTTCTTCATCGCAATAGCTGTTGCTGCTTGTTTCTTCATCTTAGCAGACTTTGGTGGACGGCCTCTGGTTGAGCCGTAAGTGCCTTTACCCATTGGCATTATGATCTCCTCTTTTTAGACGCTATGATCTTCTTTTTAAGTGCTGGCGGCAGTGTCTTTTGCTTGGCCGTCAGCATACCGTTGCCATTCTTCTTCGCGGCCTTCTTCATTTTTCCCGGCATTATTTCTTCCCCTTCTTGGCTTTGTTACGTTTGGAGATAGCTGCCGCCTTCTTCCTTGCGTCAGCCTTGCTGCTTGCACCCCATGCGCGGAGTGAAAGTAGTAAGCGCGTTGGTTTGCCATTCTTTCGCTCTGGCCCCCTCATGTTGCCCATGCGTGCAAGAAAACTAGCTCTGCGCGGGTTATCCCCACTCTTTACAGGTGCCTTCAGGTTCATGCCCTGCCGCTTGGCAGATGCCCTGCCCTTCCGGTTCAAACCGCCTTTGGGGTTTTTGCCTTCTTTGCGTTGCCATGCCGGCGTCTTAGCCATCAGACAAAGCCCTCATGCGCTTGACGAGCCTCTTGGCCCTGTTGGGAACCTGATCGTGCCAGCGGCTGTCCACCATTTCGTCTGCCGCCCTGTTCCAATCCTTAGAATCAACACCAGCTTTCATGCCCTTAAATTTCGACAAACGCGGTCTACCCATATTAAACATCATGTTAGCTATGATTAGCTGGCATTCCTCCGGCAGATCGTTGAAGTCCGGGTATAAAACCTGGCACTCGTCCAGCGTCGAGGCGATATCCAGGGCAAACACTTGCCGCACACGCTCATCAGAAACGGGCGTGCCGACAGCCTGACCGTGTTCTGGGTCATCTTCACGCACGAGATGGCCGATCCCAAACGTGGGTAAGCCGAGGTGATCAAGATAGATTTCTAGCTTGCATCCCTCGTCGTCAGCAAGCTCTTCGCGTAGCTTATCCTTGTTCATGCCCTGCGCTTCTTCTTTCCGTTACTCTTGCGTATCATGGACTCAAGCGTTTTGGCCTGACCGGCGTGCGCTTTTGAGGCACCGCGTAGCTTCTTCGCCACCTTTTTGATCTTAGCTTTTTGCCGCT